GTCGCCCCGTCATTTGTTGCCGTGTGCCACTCAGATTGTGAGACCGATATCCGCAACCTTCCTGGCTTTACTCCAGCAGAAAATTATGCATCTGGCGCGCTTCTGCATAATTGGGAATTGGGTAAGAAGGAAGATGTTCGTTACATCGTTTCTCCTGTTCTGATCCCGTGGTATGGCGCAGGCTCAACCACACTCAATGGCATGACTGCCAGTGATGGCACTAATGTTGATGTGTACCCGATTGTTTACCTGTCTGAGAATTGCTTCGCTAGTGTACCACTTCGTGGGCCTGGCTCGCTCTCTCCGTGGGTAGAGAATCCTGGCAAGCGCACCAAGTCTGACCCGCTCGGCCAGCGTGGTTATGTTGGTTGGAAGATGTACTTTGCATCTCTGATCCTTAACGAAGCTTGGATCATCCGCGCCGAAGTCGGCGTAACTGACCTTTCGTAATCAAGGAGGATAAGATATGGCAACTTACACCCATCAATTTGCTGAGCACCTGACTCGTTCTGGTTTTCTCAGTGGAGCCGCTGGTATCGAGTATCGTACTGCGGAGTTTAACCTTGCTGCCGATCAGGTAGCAAACGGCAATGTGTTCGAGTTCTTCCGTCTGCCGGCAGACGCCTTGGTGGTTGGTGTATACCTCCACTCAGGCGCTTTGGATACTAATGGTACACCTACGCTGACTATTAACGTGGGACACGACGGTAACACGGGCGCATTTTTAGTGGGATCTTCTGTGGTCCAGGTAGGTGGCAGTGCCGCCGCTACGGGAGGTGTTCCACTATTGCCCCGAGACCCAACCGATCCAGTGCAGAATATCAATGATCCTTGGACCATTGAGGAAGGCACTGTCATCTCGGCTCGTTTCGCAACTGCCGCCGCAACGGCGGCTGCCGGTCGTTTGGCTCTCACTGTCGGGTACATTCGTACTCGATAAAAAAGGAAAGAGGAGGGCTTCGGCCCTCCTCTAACTTCTCTCTACGTTAACGGAGAAACAGTTTAATGAAGTATGAAAGTATTGACAAGCTTTTAGAAGAGACTCACAAAGATCTTATCAGCATTGCTAACTCGGAGTTTAATCTTGGTGTATCAACCAAGTTTACCAAGAAGCAGATCGCACAGTTGATTATGAGCGCTCAGCGTACTGGTCGCGTGAATAGTGGTCCCATAGAGATTCTTCGTGGAGAAAGGGCCAGCGCTCCTGATAAGGAAGAGTTACCTAAAGGATGGTGCGTCATGCGTCTTCAGAAGTCTAAATATAATCCATCTGGGTACCCAGTGATTGTTGGGCTTCAGGGCAAGGTCACCATACTTCCAGTGGGGATCAGCTTCCGCGCACCAGAATGGATTATTGAGCATTTAAACAATGCGCTACAGCAGGAAATACGTAAGGATCAGGACCAAGATTCCGAGGATTCCGTATGGGTGCATAGCTACCCATTCACAATCCTTAAGCATAACCCAAGTGACGAATGGCCACTCATTGAGAAGATGATGAAGAAAACAATGGAAGCTATTGGGAATATGGGATTCTAAAGGGAGATAACCTTGACTTTTCTTGAAATGGTGCAAAAAGCTATACAGTGGTCTAAAGTTAGGAGTACTACTCCACAAACACTTGTTGGCGCTTCCGGTCTGGTAGAGAACATGATAGATATGGTAGCGCAGGCATGGGAGGAAATTCAGGTCGAGCGCAAGGATTGGTTTTGGAATACTGAGCAGGATGCTACTGGAATAATTGCCGAGGGAAGTGATAGGTTTTTCTTGAAGGAGGATTCTCTTACAGGAGATTCAATAAATAAAATAAGTGGCAGGGTGGTATACGACTTGGTTACTGGTGCAGCCTCGATAGAGGCTGCTTCAATAGCTACCATACAGTACAACATAAGTAGGTGTACTGTGCGTTACTCGGAAGCAGACGAGGTACTTCCAAAGAAAGAACTCACACAGGTTAAGTGGGACGCATGGCCATATCACACATCAGAGGCAAAGAAGCAAGCAGGAGCTCCTAAACTTTATTCTATAGCTCCTGATGGGAATATGGTTGTATACCCGGTACCTGATAAAAATTATAGGCTTTACTTTAGATCACCGCGAGTACCACAGGTGCTTGCTCTAGATAATGATGAGATAACAGTATTGCCAGAATGGTTGCACAAGGGAGTAGTTTGGAGAGGAGTTCTTAATTATGGTTTATCTATCCAAGACGCTAATATGATAGAAATGGCACGAGTTAGATATGCACCGTATAAGAAATGGCTTGAGAGGGATACGATGGAAATAATTACTTTGGGTAATCCTGGGACATACTGATGTTCAGAAATATCAATATGGATGCCTTCCGGCCATTTGAGAACCTTCATGTACCAGCCACTGGCGGGCTTGATATTGTATCGCCAAAAACGTTAGTAACTCCTGGAACTTTAATGGAGTGCCTTAACTACGAGGTAGTAGCGGAGCCTGGATATAAGCAATGCGATGGTATTCTACAGTACGTCGGCAAGGGGGAAGATGTTCCAAAGAGATACTTAAAAGCTAACATAGCGGGGACCTTAAATCCAGGAAGTTTTATCATTGGTGGTATATATCCTCTTGGTATAATAGGAGTTCTCAACGTAGATGTTATAGCTAAGGTAGTTTATCTTGGAACAATATCTGAAGGACCACTTGAGATTAACTACGCTTACTTTGTTATAGTGGAAGGAGATCTCACGGAAACCAAAGATGCTTTAACTGGTGACCTTATGATATTTATTCCCCCCGCAGTAATATCGGAGTAACTTTGATGGCAGCCCAGATTGGCGATAGCTTCAACTTAGTTGATATAACAAGCAGAATTAATTTAGTTCCAAATACAACTGTGGAGCACAGCGGGAACTTTACTGACTATACTTCCATTTACACTAGCATAGCCGAGGGCTTAGCAAGCGGCAATACAAAACCGGCTGGAGCCAGAGGAGTGACAGGCTTATTCTTTTTTAATGATATTTTGTATGCAGCTTATGACGTAGGAAGCCATAGTATTTTATACAAAACATCCACGAGAGAGGAAATAGAATCCAACCCTTCTTGGGAAGTTGTCGATATGGGAAACTTTGTGGGGTTCAAGGAGGGAATCAGGGGGTTTACAACTTATTACGAAAGAAAGTTTTTGGAAGAAACTATAAGTACTCCAGATCCCATAACAGACGTCCTGCCAAGTTCTGTAGGATCCACTACAGTTGTGGGGCAGGAAAACTCAGTATCTAACCCTTTTCCAAGAGATTCCTGGTTCCCTCTGGATAATACAATGGATGGGACAGATAACGTTCCTGTTTCTTACACATCCTCAGGACTTTTGTGGAACCCAACACCAGTTCTTAATCTGAAAGGATTTATAAAGAAGGAAGATGTTCCAGACAAAGTAAATATTGTTGGTATAAAGGTCGATGTAAGATTTAGATATGATATGAGTACAGCTTCCGGTGGTACTAGTCCTAACCTGAGAGCTAAGATGAAGCTTGCTACACTATCAGGTGTTGGTACTACTACTAATAAAGCGCCATTAACAGAAGTGACAGGCGATACCTCAGTAAGCACGGCCTTTGCTACGACCACCATAGGTGGTGCAGCAGATACTTGGGGAGCCACAAGGCTCACGAGGTCTAACCTGCTAAGTGATGATTTTAGTGTTAACCTTCAGTGGGAACTGTACAGCGGAACTCTCTCCTCATCTACGCCTATAAGAAAGACGGTAGAGGTAGCTTGGGTAAAGGTTTCTATATATTTTGAGAACGCATCGGAGACTATTTACTTTTGGAATGGTGTATCTGATCTGGCTAGCGGTGATGTTGTAAATATCTCACTTACAGATGGCTCGTACCAATCAGAAAATGCAAAGGGTTATATATCTATTTATAACGTATCTGGCTCAGTAGGTATAGACCTTTCTGAAACTGAAATAAGAACAGAGTCAGGAGGGGGTGGGGAAGTGATAGCCACCGGCGATGGTACATTGCAGGCTAATACGCTACCATCTTCTGCACAGATGGAAGCGGCCAACGCTATTATGGTCAGCCGAGAAATAAACTTCTTCATAGACCCAGATAAAAACGCGCTTTATGGGGCAACTGCTGCCGGACCTGCCTTTCACTTTAATGGAACACATTTCTGGTTTATTAGAACACCAGTACCAGAAGGCAAAGATACGCCTAGGTATGTTTATGATAATCAACTGAGCTTAGTGCTTGCCTATGATTCAGGGTCTATACTAATATCGCCACCGGGGCAACCTTCTACATTTAGTGGTTTACTTGGAGCAACTGAGTTTGGATTCTTCGGCAAGCCAATAACAGGGCTGTTGAAGATTGGGGGGTCTGCTCTTGGCATATGGACAGACTCTTCTATAGAAGCCCTAGTAGGTAGTACTGTAAATAACTACACAACGCAGACTATTGCGGAGAATACCGGAGCGCTTAACTACAGTGTGGTTGATGCCGGGCAGCCATTATTCACAGATTTTCGTGGCATAAGTAATGTGCAGGCAGCACAAACCTATGGCGACTTTTCGTGGGGAAGGGTTAGCTTTTCTGTAAATCCGTATTTGCAAGGGAAAATACAAGACAGGAATAGTCCCTTTAATGTTGAAGAAGATGTAGTGTGTGCAATTGCAATTAAAAATAAAGGGCAGTACAGGTTGTATTTTAAAGATGGGGATATCCTAACGATGACTCTGTTTGGCCCGGATGGCAGCACTCCCATGTTCACTAGGCAGAATTTCGGCACTGGTATTGCGCCAAGGAGGTTTGTTCCATCAGCGTATGCAACTGCTCTGAATAAAAACGGAAGAGAGACTATTGCTATAGGTAACAATAATGGGGAGGTATTTATATTAGACGCTGGCAATCCGGGAATAGCAACAGCAGACGGTATGGAATCATTTAATTACTCTTTGTCATTTAATCCCATGCACGCAGGGGCCCCCTTCGCAAACCTAAAAATACCGGAAGTAATGGTGCATCTTACTAGTACAGGGTTTGAGAGCTTTATGGCAAATGCGGGGGTTAACTATGCAGTCCCCGACAACGATGAGTGGTCAGATTCAATTGTGGCTGGAAGCTCTAGCAGCACTCTTGATTGGAGCAGACCCCATACAAGGGTATCTGCGCATCTACCAAATATAACGGACGGAATGGTGTTTAAGCTAAGTGGCGTAACAAATTCCACGCCTTATCACATGATTAAGGCATTAACATATAAAGTTACGGGACTCACAGATATGAATAGAAGTCCAAAAACGTACTAAGGAGAATTGAATGGCACAGACTGTTCTTCCAGACGGTAGGGTTATAGAAAATCAGCCGGAGTTTGCCGGCCCAGCAGAGCCGGCTTTTCCGGGAACTGGCGAACTAGAGGCTTCCTTTGGCCCCACGCAGAGTGATGCCGCATTCCCACCACTGCCTCAGTTTCTGCAAGGACCTGGTGAATTTAATCAAGGGTACACACCAGAGTTTAATGACTCTGTGTTTGGGGAACTTTTTGCTCAGCAGCCCTTTCCACAAGAACTCGTTCCTCCTTTTCAGATAGAAGGTGGTCTAACAAATGACCCAGACTCCCTCTTTGGGATGTTCCTTAATAACCAGAACTATACGCCTGCGGCCTTTTCAGGCGCTAATGTTGATTTGGGGCAGTTCGGTGCTACTACAAGGAATGTATCACCAGAAGAGTTGGTTTCTGAGCAGCTTAATTCCCTTCTTAACCAAGATAGCTCCTTTATGCAGAATGCCCTGCTACGAGGTAGAGAGCTAGCGCAGGATAGGGGAGCCCTTAGCTCAAGTATTTTTGCTGGGGCATCACAGCGATCTGCAATAGAGGCTGGTTTGCCTATTGCATCAGCCAATGCGCAAGCATATATGCAGGCTGCCAGCGAGAATATGAATGCCCTGAACCAAAACACCCTTGCCAAAATGTCTGCGAGTGTGAACTTGGCAATTTCCAATTCACAGACGGCGGCGCAGGTTAGTATTGCCAATACTAATGCCTCTGTACAGCGTGAGGGTGCTCTTATAAGCTTACAGGGTGCCCGACTTGCGGCAGATTCAAGGGAACGAGTAGCTGAAGCAACGCTTAATGCGCAGTTCACTATGCAGCAGACCCAATTTTTGCAAGACCAACTGTTACAGCTACGACAGCTTGACACGCAAACAGGGATTGCTAATTTGCAGGCAGGTACCAACCTATTCCTTGGTGG